GGAGCCGTAATACGCTCATTCGCACCTCCACGAGCCTTATAAGTCTTTTTGGCAGATTTTAGAACTGCTCCAAAAGGCTTACCTTTGTTTTTCTTGAGTTTCATAGTTTTACGAACGTGTGCTAACCACTTGTTCGCCATTTAGTTTTAAGCGCGATATTTACCGGCGACCGGCACGGCGAGTCTTGCGACCAGCCTTCTTGGACTTACGACGGCGTCCGGCGGCAGGGGCAGACGTCATCTCCTCATCAGAAGACGATGAGGACTCCTCGGGCATATCCGCACCACCCTTCTTGCTGTACGACTTCTTCGCCATCTTCAGGATTTCGCCGAACTTCTTTCCCTTGTTCGCCTTCATCGTCTTCTTAACATGCGCTAGCCACTTGTTCGCCATTTTTTGTTTTAACGCAAGATTTTATTAGACCCACAGTTGTTAAACCGTGATGCTGTAGATCGGGGACGTACTCTTCATGGGCTGGAACGATACGGATGGGTCTGGGAGTACTGGCTGCTTGTATTCCTTGGGTTTGAGCGCACGAAGAGGTTCGGGTTTGAGCACTGTACTATGTTCTTGGAAGTCTCCAATATACACTTCCATCGCACTATCCACTGACCCATAATTCATTAAATTCCACTGACATCCGTACGTCAATAGAATTTGGGGATTCTTGTTCACTAAATCACCTTCAATATCCGGTACAACCATCGTGATATTATTACGGTTATTGTTAATGAGTTCATCGGCGTCGTTGGTCTGGGCGGCTTGAGTATACGTCAGACGACGTAAGTTTGAAGTTCCCCATGACATATTCACCAATTCGTCCATCAATGTACCCTTGACTTCAGCTCCCGAAACAATGATCATTTTAGACTGGAGTTTGCATATTGGTTCGATTGCCAAGTTCTTTCGCTGGTATCCGTACGATACATCAAGCAAATATTGGGGGCATGTGGTTTTCAGAGCTTCGGCACAAGCGTTAATAACATTATTATTGGTGGTATGAAACACCAAACTCAAGACAAAAGGATCAGTGGATACGGGACAAACAACCGAATTGAACATATTGTTTGCCAATCCTACACAGCAAGCTCCAAACGGTACCGTATTGTAAGCATAATCCGTCCCTAATTTTTGATTTTTCAAACCTACGACCGGACCTCCGGATCCATCATCGTAAATATCAAGCTCAACTAGGCGTGGACCAGCTTTTGCTAACATTGGAATAACTCCATCGGTAATGTAATCATAAATCTTTGCTCCTGGAAACAGGGAGTAAGCTGAAGAAGCTAAATAGTAATCACATAAACGATATGCAGGAGTTGTTGGACACCCTAGAGGAGATAACGCCATAACGGAGTTATAAGCGTTAAATGTGGGTTCAGCTGTGGCTTGAGCTTGTACTTCCGATGGCGTTATGATAAGATAAATGATAAACGCAATTGCCATAAGTACTAAAACTGGGATAACCATGACGAGTGCAAACCCGTACGACTCCATTCTCTTATTATTTAGGAGCAGTAATAAACGCCATAGTAACGGCGTAAATAATTATAGCAATAAAAGCTATAGTTGTTCCAAACTTAAACCATCTGTACCATGTTTCCGGATGTTCCATTTATACTTTAAATAATAAACCGCGAAAACCTCTTACCACTTTATCTGGGATACGGTCTTCCATCGACATTCCTGTCAGACAACATAAGTGGAAATACAAGCAGTACATTCCACACTCTGAGTTCTCGTATTGGTGACGTATTTTGTTATATGTCAGTTTCATTGGTTTTTGGTGTATATTTGTTGCGTTCCACGTTTCAGACCAGCGTTTCATCAATCGAACAACTTCTTTCTCTGGTTTTTCAGCATATGAATCAAAATAGGTTATGCGAGGATACTCAAGTTCTGGACGAATATCACAAAACAGTGCGATCCAGTGTTCCCCCGGACCAGTACTTTTATCGGTATTAAACACTACTCCTATCTGGCTGTACCCTTTTTTGTACAATGACTTGATGTCCAATGAACACAGCGAGCTTACTAAACAAGTTCCAAAACTTGATTTCTTGTCAAAATCTATAGGTACGGCTCCTACGTAATAGTATTCGGAAAATACTTTTGTGTACTGCTTCTCAATAGCGTCAATGTCGGTTGACGACAGCCATTCTTCAGGATTTGATTTCCATGAACCGGGAGCTTTTGGTTTGGACATCAGTGAAAGAATAATACATTCTGTAGATTTGTCACACTTATCCTGTAGTTTTTTTTGAATTTGTTTCCATACAACTGAAGGTTCGCCGGCAGGAATAGGTTTAGATTCGGAATGTTCTTTATTGAAAACACGACGCAGGTTTTCTACTTCTTGGGCATCGAAGTACATTGTATTGAAAACGGATAATCTTCTTGAGAATCTTGATCAAGTAAAATGGGTGATCTAAAGTCTTGTATCAAGCAGTACCGCGAGATTGATGATGAGATCCGCGAACTGAATCGGCTAGTATTCAAGAAGCGCGACGATCGTAAGACAGTAGAACTAGAGATTGCGGATATTATCAAAGATCCGAAGTACAATGCTATCAAGAAAATCAAGTTGGAAGAAGACGGGTCTACGATCTCCTTCAAGCGCCCAAATGAATGGGTAAAACCTTGGTCAATTTCTCAAAAAGATCTGAAGGATCTGGTAACTCAGTACTTTACCAAGAATGGTCCTTTGAATGCTGACGATCTTGTGAAGTTCATTATTGAAACTAAGAAGCAAACACTGGTAGCTACGGAATTCAGTTTTACTCGCACAGTTCCAGGTGAACAGGATGAGTAATATCGTAAACAACTACGAAAATTAACCTGAAAAGGTTTTTATGTTATTTAATAAGTATACATGGCATCTTTTCATACAAATGTTCTTTCGAACGAAGAACTTCATTACTTGAATAATCTCCCTGAAGTTCTTGAAGCTAAAACTTCATTGGATAACCGGCCTTCAGGGAAGGTATCTTTTTCAGTAGTTATAACCGATGAAATCTGCGATACTTTACAATCACGATTTGGATTACACCTTTCTTCAGGATCATCTATTCCTATGCGTTGGATTAAAGGAGATACGTCGCCACACGTAGATATTGGTTCGTCAAACTTTCACAATACATATTTAGTATATCTCAATGATTCCCTAGGAAACTTCATTGTAGATTCACAAACATACCCGATTGAAGCGAATACTGGATTTGTATTTAATGAAGGAGTTTCCCACAAAACTATCAATACGGGAACAGAACCTCGTCTCTTGCTAGGTCCTATGAGTGAACATGGATTTGCCGTCGGCGTAGTATACTCAATTTTATATTTCCCGTCCCAAGCAGCAGCTTTACTTAATAGTGGTGGTGAGATCGGAAGCAGTAGTACATTCGTTGTTGGCAATGTAACAACTGGTTCAATCGGCGGAATTACCAGTTGGCGAATTGCTAGCAATAGTTCTGGTCCTGCGAATCAAGCACTAGTCTATACAAATGGACAGACTTTAGATGGAACCTTATACACACATTATTATTATCTATATCCATCGGCTCCTTGTTTCTTAGAAGGAACTACAGTGCTTTGTCAAGTAGATGGTGTTGAACAGGATGTTCCAGTTGAAAAGCTTACTAAGGGAACTCTTGTCAAAACTAGTTTGGATGGATACAAGCCAGTTGTTTTAATTGGTAAAGGAACAATCCAGAATCCTGGACATGATGAGCGAACCGAAAATCGTCTTTACAAACTATCTCCTTCTAAGTATCCTGAACTTAAAAATGACTTATATATCACAGGATGCCATTCAGTCCTTGAATTTCCAATAACTGATAAGCAAAAGGAAGATACGATTAATCATCTTGGTGAATTATTTGTTACCGATAAGAAGTATAGATTAATGGCATGTGTAGATGAACGTGCTGAACCGTGGAAATCAGAAGGAGATTATACAATTTGGCATTTTGCCCTTGAAAATAATAACATAAGAATGAATTATGGAGTGTATGCTAATGGAGGACTATTAGTTGAAACATGCAGCATAAATTTTTTGAAACTTAAGTCAAATATGACACTTGTTGAATAGATACTGAAAACGGACTTACGATACATAAACAGGACTAACTATACAACAACTATGCAACAAGTACAATACAATCCATTCAATTCTAAGAACCGCTTGTTTACCAAACCTGATATTCAAGCGATTCTTTCGAAGCACGGGTGTGAGTTTGTAGTTACCAACACCGAACTGTTCCAGAAAGCGATGGTTCATTCGTCGTATGTCAAGAAAACAGAGTACACGTCACCAACTGGCGAACCTGCTCAACTCGCTGAAAAGCCGCGTGAATGTCTTGGATTATTTGATGAATCGTACGAACGTTTGGAACATTTGGGTGATTCTATTCTGGGTGCGTGTGTTTCCACTTACTTGATGAAACGGTACCCCGAAGAAAACGAAGGATTCATGACCGATCTAAAAAAGGAGATTGTGTGTAACGAAATGCTGGGTTCACTGAGTCAGAAAATCGGACTGGATAAGTTCTATATCATTTCTAGGCATAATGAAGATGTGTGTTCTGGGCGGGCTAACTTCAAGAAACTAGGAGATATCCTAGAAGCATTTCTTGGAGCTTTGTGGACCGATTCCGGTAACGATTTCAAGATTCTGTATTCTTTCGTAATTTGTCTGGTTGAAACTTATATTGATATTCCCAAGATCCTGATGAACAATCGGAATTTCAAAGAACAGTTGCAAAAACTGTACCAAGCCAAGTTTCATCATACGCCAGGGTACGCTGTTATTTCGGCATCTACGAATCAGTATACAATGGCGGCTGTAGACGAGAAAGGTAACCATTTAGGAATTGGGACGGCTCCTACCAAGAAACAGGCGGAACAATTAGCGGCCAAGGAAGCAATTCTACGGCTTTCGGGGAACTCGGCGAACAAGTAGTTCGCGTTGAGTGCCAATAGGAGGCGTATCATCTCCGTCCTGACCACCACCAGTACCTTCGATTGAACGCAGGGCTTCAGCTACACGCTGGGGCTGGTCTGCAAACTGGATAAGAAGCTGGGTCCTGATCTTGTCGCGGCTCAAGGCCGGACGAGATGTACGGACCGAACGAGACAAACTTCCTTGACCCTCAAGCTTGAAATCGTCAACCGAATTATCACGCATAAATTTCAGAATGTGCTCAGAATTTTGAGCCTTTTTGTCTCGAATTTGTTTGATCTGTAGCTTTAGTGAGCGTTCCTGATCATCAAGAGTTACCCATTCTTTTAGAATCACGCGCACCTGTTCCGTCGCGTCTTCGGACATTTAACTACACTACGTCGCCTCGTTGAAAATCGCTTACCGCCTTTCTTACGTGGAGGTACTGGTTCAAATGAAGTTTTGGCGTCTTCGGGTTTAACTTCTGCAGTTGATTGACTTGTCGGTGTAGACGGCGCCGTGGCTGGAATCTTAACAGCTTCAGTAGCGGTTTGTTTGATATCTGAAGCTGTTGGCATTTTCATATTTGAGGAAGCTGCCATACCGCTTACTGTATTTTTGGCGTTTTCTACTGCACCCATAAGACTTCCATAAGCTTCAGAAATCGATGCGGAAATACGGTCAGCACGATTATAGAACTTTGTTCCAACTGTTTCAACCGCCTTAATTCCGCGCATCAAAGCAGGTCCAATGACTGGAACCATACCAGATGTAGCTTCCAAAGCTGCTCCAAAATCTTTACGTGACATACCAATTACCGCCGCTAACCACAAGAACCACATAGAGAACAGCCACCCTAGAAAAATACCTACTG